CTATTACCATAGACTTGGTTCCATGCACCACACTCTTTGGCTAATTCTTCAATTCTACTATTCATACTACAATTACCACTCTTATTTCTTCAAGGTTTCCGAGGCGCTCCGCGCTCCTAGGTTCCTCACAATACCAATCCAACAAAAAACGCCAAGGCAAATCCCATTACACCGAAATACAGTATCATCAGGACATACCAAAATTCATCCATTATCATATTCTCAATATTCATAGAATCAACCCTATAACCATACCGACCATTGCTAAGAGCATCAGTTTAATCCTGAATTTATCTTCGTAGCTCATTTCATCTACCCTCTGAAAACAATAGAACACCCACAATGACCATTACAAATGTCCATGCAAATATAAAGAACATCACAATGGCATTAATAAGAATTTGAGAGAATACTTCCATTATCTAAACCACATTTCAATCATATTAATGAACATTAGCCACCACACATAAATCTCATGTAGAAATTCATCCATGTTATCCTCTCATAGCCGATATAATATAACTCTGAATAGTAGTAAGAGATTCTTGGACTATCAGATGTCCTTGGTTAAACTGAACCTTTGTGACCTCAATTTCACGGCCACCATAGGCATCTTTAAAGGGAAAGAAACACTCAATTTGGCGAGGATTCACAAAGACTGGCTCTGTATCTCCAAAGGTATTCTGAAAACGGGTTAACTGTATAAACATTTTATTTCCTTTTATTTAAATTGAATAATTATCCATTCTTAGATAAAGAAAGATAATTCCATTGTAACACATTGTAGACCATAGAGAGGCAATCATTAGAATGCCACTCGACTTCCACGGTAAATTTCCTGGCCGCGGATTTTTTAGAAACGACTTCCACGAATTCTCTGGCTGGCCAGGATTTTTACGAAATCTCTCTCTAAAAAAGCATTGTTCCAGACACTAAGGATCCTACTATCACTAATCAAAAAAGTAAGGATCCTTACTATATGGCTCCTGTGGTTTCGGGCTGACCCCCACCACCCTCTGCTTCAGAATGTATTAAGTGAAGGCTGATACTCTGCTATCAACTGGCGCTCTCTACTGTGAGCTGCCTTGCGACCTCTGACCACCTCTAGCACCTCATACTGTATGCTATCATCACCTCTCAGCGCTTCGCATATTGCCCAATCCTTCTGCTCTTTTTTGGCTCTGCTCAGGTGCTTCTGCACTCTGACCTTAACGCTTCTCAAATAGGCTTGACCAATTGCAACTGTAAGGCCAATATAGGTCTGCTCACCTATTGTCAGCTGATACAGCACATGGTTACGGTCTGACCTCTTTTTACGCATTAATAACCTTTAATTCATCCTCTGAAAATAACATCTCACGGACGGCTTCTCTGCGCCATCTCAACTTAACAGGAGTCTGGAGGCGGACAGTATATAACAGGTCACGCCCATACATTCTGCTTTTTTGGACTTGACCGATTACTTTATCATCGGTCAGCCTTAGACTAGCGACCACGAAGCTCATGTCGGCAATCATATTAGGCAGCCATCTTCAATACGGTAACTTTGGAAGGCTTCTTATTTGCCTTAATTGCCTTAGTACCAACTGGTGGGTTTTTGAGAGCAGCAAGTTTAGCTTCCAACTTAGCGATACGAGCCACTTTTTTCTTAGCACTCTCAAACGCTTTAACTGACTTAGCCATCGCTTTAGCTTGTTTAGCAGCAGCTCGCACTTCTTTTTCAGCAGCAACTGCTTCTTTATACTGAGCGACCATTGTTTTCAACTCAGCACGCTTAGCAACGATTTCAGACTTCATAGCAACTGTAATATTTGACATTTTGTTTCCTTTAAAAATTTCGTTTGTTTTTCAATCTATGTGGCTAGTATAACACAACCAAGGCAATTGTCAAGGCCTGCTGTTGTTTTTTAGCACAGCCCATTAGGCGCCCGTCCAACTGATACTTCCGTATTCATTTTCCATGATATTGCCCCTTGCAAAATTCTTAGCGGGAGCACGCCAACTGGCACTCTTTAGAATATCGCCATGCTTGAATGTAGCCTTTGCGGTCTTATATTCACCAAGCACAATGAATGAATGGCTACTACGGGAGGTGTCACCAGTATGGCCAATGATAACCTTAATAAACTTCGAGCCCATATCAAACTCAACGGTCAATTGGCGGTCAGGCCTTGAATAACCTCTCTGGTTATAGTTAGCCTTCAGATAATCAGCGTATTCATCCAACGCAATGGCTAGGTCTTTCATTCTGCTCATACATAATCCTCTGCTAAAACAATGTATTCAATATAAAGATTCTCCAAGGTCTCATCGTCCTTGGTCATTAGATAATCGGTCGTAAAACCCTTATAGGATAGCAACTCAATTAATTCTGCACGGTTTAAAGTAATCATATTATTCCTTAATGAAGCCACGAGCACAGGCTTTTTGATGACCCATGTTATAGACTGAAAATTTATTGTTACGGAAGGTCTGACACTTGCGAACCGCTTTGGTCTTACCCACTTTAATCATACCGCCTTGCTCAATGAAGGACAGTATATCTTGCTTCAACTGAATGTCAGCTTGTAGTTTAGAGAGATTCATTGCACCCTTTCAAAAATCATCATGGCCACGAGAAAACCGTAACCAAACGCAATAACATAACCCAACACTTTATTGCCCAGCGCATTTATATCAATATTTTTCATCATGTGGCCATTATATCAAAACCACGGTAATTGTCAAGGCCCCCTGTTGTATCCACGCAACACGTAAAAAAGCCCTTATATTTCAAGGGCTTACGAGGGGGCTTGACAAACTTTGCCCAATATGTTAGGATGGCTGGTTAACTAAAAAAGGAAATATATGAATATCAATCTGACACCAGACCAATACTATAACGCTCTGTACCTTGCCCAATCAGAATTAATTGAGAGAAAGAACCAACAAGGGAGCCTCACAAAAACCGCTAAGAGTTTATATGATGCTTATGAGAGTGAATTGAATAGAATTGCACCAGACCGTAGTGCTATGATTATAACTTAATATTATCGTCATCTTCACTAGACCAGATGTCCAGATAATAGTCCTCTGGTTCTAGTATATAATGACCATCTTTGATTTTTTGATTGATATCGTGGCGCTTCTCAGTAACTCTCGCAATGGTTTTGGTTGTTGCGATACCCTCTGGTGTGTTTCTATACTCTGTGGACTTCTTAGATAATTTCAGTCTGGTCTCTGCGGATACTGTGCGGCCAGTCATTCCACATGAGATACAGCAATACTGTCCACGACCTCTGTGAGTCTTTTTGCAATTCGGACATTGTTTCTTAGCATATACATTCGGCATGGAATTATCTATGCTACTTCTCTACCACTTTTTCACACTTTTTACCACTTTTCTACACAATAAAAAACCCACCAAGGTTGCGCTTCTACGATAGGCGTGGTGGGTATGTTATATTCTAATACTATCCTATCTATGCCAATTCTCTACCACTTTTTCACACCATTTGCTACTTTTTGCATTTAACTGTGAAATTGCACTCTAACATTACCTATGTTATAATGCAGGTTTTGTGTTATTGGCTAACAGTCCTAATAGTTTCTTTATCTGGTTCATTTGGTTCTCTATGACCTTATCCTTATCATCTATGACGGATTGTAGGTATAATATATAATCTTCTTTGGTTTTTACTTCGGTTGCTTTCATGTTAATATCCTGTCTTTCTTACATTTCTTAGCCATTCTTCTTGCTCTTCATGGGTGCATAATCTATCTTCATAGCTAATATACTCACCTGCCATATGACTGGCGGTTCTATCAAAGGATTCGGATAGATATTCTTCACGGTTATTATATACTTTCACACCATCTTCTAGGTGATATAATGGATATGGTTCATGGCTAATCTTCTCCTCTCTTGTAGGAGTATTAGTCTGGACATATCTTTCTTGGGTATTTCTCTCAACCATTAGATAGGCGATTGGTTTCATTGTATTGCTTCTGTATGTTTATGCTTAAGAGATTTCTTGGTAATCTTCTTATAGATTTTCCGTTCTCTCTTTAGGTTATGTAATACTATGGCTTTATACAGTTTTTTGATTAGTTTCTTTACTTTCATCGTGGTCTATTATCCATGTTAGGGCATCGGTTATATCATAGAACCAGTCGGATTCTGGTTTGTTTTTGTTGTTGCACCATCTAAACTTCTTCTTATTCCCTACATCCCATCTATTGGTGGTGTGATTCCACTTGGCGGATACAGGATCTTGTGAATGTTCTAGTATCACTTCAGCAATTCTTTAATTCTCTTTAGGACATCTGGTAGTTTGGATGGTTTGGCATCTTCTATCAGTTCTAGTATATCTTGTTTTAGCTCTACAAACGCTAACTCGGCATATAGTTTACCTGCATTATAGGCATCGGTGTATGCCTTGTTAGGAACTATATCTGGTTTACTCTCGGTGATGGTCGGTTTCGGTTCATCTACGATAGTGGTTACTGACTTAATTAACCATTGCTTTGCTTCATCTTCGGTATAGAAGGTCGGTGACTTGCGTTGGTTCTGTTCATCGACCCAAAAGAATTGGAATGCCACTTCTTCGGGGCCTCTATAATATACTAATCTCATTTGTTTATCTTATTAAGGGTTAGGCTGACTTCTCGGTCAAGTGATACTAATCGGTTGTTGAGGTAATTGATACGATGGTTAAGTCGGATTATCTTTATGAATACTACTATGAATAGTGCTACAAGTATAGTAAAACTGGCGCCCCAACCCACAAGAATACCATATGTCCAATACCATAGTGTATCAATAGCAGTATTGAGTAAACTTAATGGATTCATTTTGACCCGTAGATTTGTTGCTCTAATTCGGTGATACGAGCATTAGCATTGGCTAACTGTTGCTCTAGTGCCTTGATACACTCACCCATATTCAGGATGGCTTCGGTTTCTTGTTGTTGCATGGTCTTATAATCACTCACGGCAATCCATTTGCCAGATACATCGGTTTTCATCGGTCATTCTCTATGTTAGGTACAAAAGGTTTCGACAAGGCGGCAACAATTTCCTCTTGGATAGTGAGTGGTCGTTTACCTCCCATTTTCTGCTTCGCTTCTTGTCGCATCCTATCTATGTCACCAGGCAGCAGGAATGGTGGTTCATCATCATCTGGATTATAATTAAATGTAGTCATCGCTTACTCAGCCTCTCCTTATCTTTAATATGCCACTTGCATAGGTCTTTGTAATACTCCACTTGCTTGCTTAATCGTTCTATTTCATCTACCTGGTCGTCTATCACCATTGGCGCCCTATCACGACCAATCATAAAGCCCATAAGAAAGGCAAATATAATAATCAGTATTTCAATCACTTCGGTGCCTCTATTGTTACATGGGCATGGTTGATGCCTTTGTTATAGCCAATAGAATAGGCTACGCAAAATATCATTAGATATATTAACCATTTCATTTGTTTTTCTCGTGTTCTTCAATAAACAATCTTAATGCTTCTTCAATTAATTGATTCAAAGTAATGTCCCGCTCGTGTGCCATGAGCATCAAATCAAACAATAATTCTTTATCAAGGTTCAACTCAATGGTTGACTTGCCGTCTAGTTTTTCTTCACTCATTAGATTCACCTTTTGGATCAATTCTAATACTAAATTTCCACTTATCATCATCAAGTGTGGAAGCTAAAAGCCTAATCAAATCAACTGTGGATTTTTGATTCATTATTAAGGTCGTGGCAATACTATCACCGATCCTCAATATAGTCTTTTCATCTGTTTTACCAACTAAAAAATGTGTATCATCACTCATAATCTATCTCCAACCAATTTGTTTCTTCAGGCAGAACCTCAACTGTTCCGCCTGCTGTTTCAATTCTATCTATCATATTCTGAAGAATGCCATGACCATATCCATTGGCGCCATAACTTCCCTTGCGACAAGAATAGACTGAGCCACTAGAACCATAAAAGAAGAAATAATCATCTTTTTCAATCACAGCGGTAATGCCTGAATTAAGTTTCCAAGAATCAGAGCCAAGATAACCACCATACCAACAAGCAAAGACTTTATAGATTGGCGGTGTGTCTTTTCCAATAATCTTAACAACTAACCATTTATCAGGATTATAATCACTCATACTCAACCACCATAGTAAGGAATTAAAACATCTAACGCCTTGAGATAACCCCCATAGTGTCCAATGTCCTCTGGATGAATCCAGTAGTCACCTTTCTTATGTTGTTTTAATTCATTCAACATATATCTACGGGCTTCTTGTAGATTGGCCAATGTAATTTGGTCTGCCGCCTCAATGGGAATAACAAATGGTATCATTTTCATTCTTGTGCCTTTATTACTGTTGCTTTTAAATCCATCACAATATTTTCTAACAAGCATAATCGGTCGTGTTGCTGGCGTAGCATGATGGCAGAAGCTTTAATCCATTTTTCCTCGTAATCCACATCATCTTGTGTAAAAGCAATAAGCCACTCAGCTAGTTCATTTGCGTTCATAGTTTCTTTATCAGTATAATCTTCTTGTTTTCACCTGTAGGCTTAACAAATAGTTCTTTCAATTGTTCACCAGTATTCCACTTCATAGAGGAACTCTTGTGCTTGGGTAGACCAGCGGTTTCGCCAATTCTTGACCAGTTATCGGCAAGATAGACTGCACCATTCTTACCTGCACCAACAAAAGTAATGATGTAACCTAAGTCATCACCATATTTTGCCTTCCATGCATCTGGCGCCTTCTGTCGCAACTGTTTCAATATCTGACTACCACCGTTCTTTATGGATTGTATCATACAAAAGCGCCAATTGTTGGCAATAGTGTTGAAGATTGCCTTGTAGTCATTTTTACTGACAGCAAGGTAATTGAGTATATCTTTGGGGGGTGGGTAGACCGATGAGCCAATGCCTATCATGCCAACTGTTTGCCCATCGTAATTGATGAGCCAATCAATACGGCGACCAACTGAGGCATTGGTCGGTACATAAGAGTGGTGGTTCTCAATGATATATTTTACTAGGCCTTTTTGGTCTGGCCTAGTAACTTCAACTAGTTCAATCATCTATCTTTCCAATTGAACCCCAATAGTTTGAATAGTTTTGATTGCAACCATGTAGGTTTCTTATCAAGGCCTACATTAATACCACCAATGGTCAACTCACCAACTGCATTGATTGCTGTTACTGTCAACTGCGGATTAATTGCTGTTGTCCATGTGGGACCATTCGTTGATATACTATTGGAGTTATCAATAGGCATAGTGAGTTTAGGTCGTTCACAACCAGTATAGTCCAAGTCAAGTGATACTTGCTCTGTAAGTGGCCAAAAGAATTCTATTTCTGTTTGCCTATTATATTTGGGCATATTATAATTATGCCAGTAAGCCCATTCTCTATCTTCGGTTGTAAAGGTGGTCATTCTTCATCCTTCTGTTTTGCTCTGCGTTCTTGGATAGTTTCTTCTTTCCAAATCTTACGGGGTGAGGCACACATAATACAATTTGGTTGCCCACAATCTAGTGCATGATGCTTTGCAAACATATGCGGATTCTCAACTGGAATGCCATGTGATTTAGCAATCTTTACTTGCTTCTTAATGGCATTGTTATCTTTCAATAACCGTTTACTATGCTTAAATTTCGCTTCTTCGTGGCTCATACCGCACCTTTCTTGTTATGGGTTTAACAGTTCTGTCAACTCTGATTGTAGACCAATTTTACCTCTCAAAAATGTATTGAAAGCTAAACTACACCTTCTGTTGTTACCCGCTTTCGCTTCGACCATGTGTGATAGATGTGATGGAAATACTACAATCTGGTATGTTTTAACTGTGAAGAACCAAGATTCTGAATTGAATAGATTCCATTCTTTGGGTGTAATTTTAATCTGTTTGTAACCATCATTATAAAAGTAAATCTTATCATTAACTGGATCAGCATCAATATACAATACACCAGACAGGAAACTGTTAGGGTGTGCGTGTTTGTGATGGTGTTGTCCTGCTTCAGTATAGTTTAACCATGATTGTGTGATATATGGTGTAACTCTTTCTTTGTCAGCAACAATCACTTTGTCCATGTAATGTTGCACGGTACCAAGAACAATTGCTTTAAGATTCTCAAGGCCAGGTTTCTCTAACAAATAATTATCAGCACTTGTTGTGTTGCCACTATTTGTGACCATTGTTTTGCCTGCTTCTTCGAATATGGCTAATTCTTCTGGTGTAAATTCACGACCAACTTCGCTAAATGTAATTGGTGTTGGAAATATACCATGAATAACTGGTTCTGTCATATTAAATCACTTTAAAAAATTGTTCGACCTTTTTCTCGGCCTCATGTTGTGTTTCAGCAACCACTAATACTCTTGCTGATTGGTCTCTATCAATAATCATATCAAATGGGATTGTGCCATTAAATATAAATTCATCTGGTATATCTATACACACTTCAAACTCTTGTAAATTTTTAAGGCGGTTCATTACCTGATTAATATCGGCGGTCATATTGCACTCCTAATTTAATGGGAAAGTTTCGTTTGCGTTCTTTAGGTTCATGTGTAACCCACATCAACGATGCTATAATTATAACACAAACAAATAGAATAACGAGGTATTGTTCGCCTTTGTAAAGGTTATTATACCATCTTTTGAATTTATACCACTCGAGCATATTAATGTAATGGCTGTGTAGTATTTTTGAGAATAGGTGCCTGTGATACTACACCCATTAGTTTTTTAAAGTCATCGGTTGATTGCATTTCATTATTGATTAGCATTAACCTTGCCAATATAACGGCTGATAATGCTAATGCAGGCATATCATTCTCCGTGGCAATCTCTAATAGAAATTTGTCCACTTTAACCGAAACCTCAAGTAATTTTTCATCTGTCAACATAATATATCTCCTTTACAACCATTGTATCATAATAATAGCTATTGTGAGGCAATAAAAAACCCGCCTTTCAGCGGGTTCTTATGCTTCTATTTCTTCTTGTGGGTCATGTGCGGTAACAAAGTTAATACAATCTACAGCCTCATCTTCATTACCAAAATACCTAATAACAGTCTGACCGGTAAAGGTTGATGTAAATATCAATAGAATATTCTCACCACCATAAACTGAGAACTTAATTGCCCAACCATTGCGGATAATCAAGTGAAACGATTTATAGTTATTCCTTATGTCCAACATAAGGGCACCTTTCGGTGAAGTGAGTTTATAAGTTTTCTTTTCCATACTGGTATGTATGAAACCTCAAAACTCGCTTATTTAACTTTACTATACTTTCCGTTACGGTATTTTTCTAATTCTTCTGCACAAGCTATGAGAAAATTCCAAATTGAAGATATTACTCTCATATCATACCTCGCATTTGAAGCACTTTGATTCTTCTTTCTACATCTGCATGAGAGGTAGATTCAGCAAGATAGGCTTCAATTTCGCTTTTGTATGATGGGGTAAATGTGGTTTTTACCCAATTCCAAAAGTTCGTTAGATTTGGAGTTTCTACTCCGCTTAACGCATCCAACTCTTTTGACATGATTATACCTTCAATGCCTTTGTAAAAGCATCTTTAGTTTGTGTTGCCAATACTTCGTTTGTTTTTACGATTTGCTTAACAAAATCTGTTTGTGCATCAACAAAACCAATGAGTGGCTTTTGAACTTCTTTATCTGTAACAAAAGTGGTAACGAATTGTTTTTTAGCGGATTGAATTGTGTCAATCATAGAATCTAATGCAAACATGGTAATATTCCTTATATTAAATAGTATAGGCACCTACTAATCGGCGCCTCTACTATTATATATGTTGCAACGCAATAAAAACTAAGTGTTTCTACTAGTATGCCCACACTATTTTGGATGGTGAAATTACCCGTTTGCATCCTCGTATTGAATTTTGGCAAGAATATAGTCCTTCACCAATGATGAGCGGACAATATCATCTACCGTGAATTCAATTTTGGTAAATGCCTTCATGTGCATGGCAATATCAAAGAATTTAAGAATACCTGACATATCATTCTTTTTCTTATTCAGGTCGGTTTGCCTGTAATCACCACACCAAATAATCTTGGACATATGGCCAACACGGGTCATAACAGTATCAATTTCTTCATAGGTTAGATTCTGCATTTCATCTACAATGATGATGGCGTTATCAAAAGACATACCACGAATGAATGATGTGCTAATAAATTGAATGTGGTGTTGTTCTTCTAATCTATCCCAAGCATCTTTACGGTCAAATAGCGTTTCGCATATCTGCCTGTATGGTTGTTGGTAGATTTCCATTTTTTCGTTTACATCACCAGGTAGGTGACCAATCTCACGGCTTTGTACCGCTGAACGGACTATAATAATCTGTGTGAATGGATTAGATTTATCCATTACTTCTTCAAGTGCTTTGTATAAGGCACAAAAGGTTTTACCTGTGCCTGCAACACCGTGTAGTGCTACAAAGTAATCGCCTCGTTTGTATGCTTCAAAAAATAATCGTTGGTTTTCTGTTAATGGTTGAAATGTTTTAAGGTCATCAATCCGTAATTTCAGATGATTGGTTGTTTTCGCTGTTGACCGAACTTGAATCGTGTCGTTGTTTGCTAGTGCTTTGTTGCGAGCCATTAAATTTTCCTAATACATGAGCTTTGTGAATTTTACAGGTCACCCATGAGTTGTAGTATGCATCCGATAATAAAGCATGGCGACTGAATATCTCAAATGTTTCCCAATAACTACACGCTGACCTAGACTTACATAAATGTAGGATTTCTCTTGTGTATTTGTCCTCCCCGTTTAACTTAACTTCTTCTTGTAATTCGATGTTAGAACCCCAATAGGTTATCCAATCGGAAGAAACACGAGATTTCTTCTTCTTGCCTTTAATTTGTCTTGTTTTGGATTTGGTAAAGAACTTCTTGCCAATGTATTTACGGCCTGTTCCTAGGTGTGTGATGAGATATACAAAACCAAAATGGTCTTGTATATCTTCTTCTTTGAATTGTTCTGCTGTATTATAATAAAACCACATTAATACTCATCATCCTGTTCCAGTTCATCTTCCATTATATATGTGGAACAGAACGGACAGTATTGAGGATTATCTTCACATTTTAACTCATCATATTCGATTTTAAAACTAGAATCACAATCAGAGCAATGGTGTTTTATAATTTTCATTCTTGAGCATTAGCGCCACATTTTGCACGCTTGGCCTTTGTTAAAGCACCGTAGTCAATAGGCCATTCTGCACCAACTGGTATTTCTTTTGCGTTAGGTGGAAATGCAAACTTGACTGCCGCTGTGCCTTCGATTGTAGCAACGCCTACACGGAACTTTGTGAGGTCATTGCCTAGATTAGGGTATGGTTCGGTATGTGGGAACATCCAACCTGCAACTTCATTGGTACTTTGATTGATTACAATCTTGTAGTAACCATGTGGTACTACAACACCTTGACCAATCTTTTTGTTGGTATCATTATACACACCACCAACATATATTGTATATACTTGATTGAGTTGAACAGCCCAACCACGGACATTTGTTTCTAATAACTTCCAAATGCCACGATTTAAACTACCTGCTTGAGGTGCCATGTTTGTCATTAAGAAAGATTCATATTCAACCTGTTGTGACCATGATAAATCACCATCTGGTGACATATGGCCTTTATCAAATCCTGTGCCTGCATAATCGTCAGGTCGTGGGCCATTAGGTGTAGTTTCATCTTTCACAAAAGCATTTGTTCTAGGCCAGCAGCCTAAAGCATTTGGTGGTGTAAGTGTGTATGTTACATACTTTGGTAGTTTGGCTGCAGAATCATAACCAACAAAATATCCTTCACGGCAGATAGGATATAGTGTTGGGTTTGTTGCAGGGAAACCATATGGTGCATGAACAATACATTGAGCCTGAGCTGCGTTAGGTCTTTGTGTCCATGCATAAGAGTTTAATGTTGTTAGTGCTAAGACTAACGATAATAATATTTTTCTCATTTTATTCTCTGTTGATTTTTGCTAACTTCAAATAACTTAGTGTTTTAATCCAAAACCATCCAATGTCCAATTCAAACCATTTTTCAGATAGTTTTGCACTTGCTGGTTTATTGTGATGGTTGTTATGTAGTTCTTCACCACCAATAATCAAACCTATTGGTACAATGTTTTTGGATGTATCATTCGTTTCTGTGTTACGATAACCCCAATAATGGCCAATACCATTGACCACACCTGCGGCCCACAATGGGATCCAAATCATTTGAATTCCCCATGTGAGTAAACCCCACCAAGAAAAACAAAGTAAATTTATTAGTAATAACAAAGTAATACCTAGACGAGAATGTTTACTGTATATATTCTTCTCAACCCAATCGTCAGGCGTTCCTTTGCCATATGTTTCAACCATCAATTTATCTTTTGATGCTTTATGATATAGAACTGCACCACCAAATAATACACGCCAAATACCAAATACTTTTGGTGAATGTGGGTCACCATGTTGGTCGGTCATTTGATGGTGCTTGCGGTGTATAGCAACCCATTGCTTTGTGACCATGCCTGTTGTAAGCCATAGCCAAAATCGCATGATGTTTTCTATTACAGGATTAAATGTTACTGCTCGGTGTGCTTGGCTACGATGTAAATACATTGTAACACAAAGAATGGTAATGTGTGTCATTACCAATGTGTAGAGAATTAACATTAGGCGGCTCTGCCCCATACATCGTCCCAAGAACCACTCAATGCGCCTTTAGCGTAATCAGTAGCACGGTTCTCAAAGAAGTTTGTGTGAGTAGGTGCGTTAATCATTTCTTCAACCCATGGCAGAGGGTTGCGTTTTACTTTAAAAATGCCTTTCATGCCAAGGCCAATCAGTCTGCGGTCAGCTATATATCGGATATACTTTTTAACTTCTTCAGCACTCAGGCCTTCCATCTCTGTTACACCAAAGGCAAGGTCAATAAACTTATCTTCAAGTTCAACCATCTTTTCTGCAATTGCATAGATGGACGATTTCAATTCATCATTCCAAATTTCTGTATTCTCGTGGATGTAGGTCTTAAACAACTTCATCATTGATTCAGCGTGCATGGTTTCATCAACAATAGACCATGTAACAATCTGACCCATGCCTTTCATTTTACCCATGCGAGGGAAATTAAGTAACATAATGAATGAGCTGAACAACTGCATACCTTCTGTAAAGGCACTAAACACGGCAATATGTCGTGCTGTATTTTCTTTGGTGCCATTCTTATCTGAAATGTCAAGCACATAATCGTGTTTGTCTTTCATCTCCTGATATTCCATAAAATCATTATAGGTTGTATCAGGCAAACCTAATGTTTCAATCAGGTGTGAGTAAGCAGCAATATGTAATGCTTCACGAGCAGCAAAGCCCATGAGCATCATTCTTACTTCAGGTTGCGGGAAATAAGGTAGATAATTGCGAACATAACCGCCAGCAACGTCAATATCTCCTTGTGTGAAGAATCTAAAAATGTGTGTGAGAAATTGTTTTTCTTCAGCGGTGAGTTTCTTTTTCCAATCTTTGACATCTTCAAGCATAGGAACTTCCGTATGCAGCCAATGAGATTGTTCGTGTTTAAGCCAAGCATCGTATGCCCATGGATAGTTAAAGGGTTTAAAACTGTTGCGTGTATCTGTTAATTTTGATTCTGATTTTTTAGTCATTTTTAGTTTCTACTTTTCTTTCTTTTTTAATTGGTTCTGGGAAATAAGGTTCAATCACATAATGATTGGCACTCCACCAACCTATTGCTGAGAAGAACCCCACTACTATCCATCCTGCTACTATCATTCTATTTCTCCATCAATTCATTTACAAATTCCAATAATAATTTATGGTGTTTACCATTGTGCCAATGCTCATTGATATACTGCCAAGGTTTCTGATACCAAAATTCACTACTCTCAGGATGACAACCGATTAGACCAACACGGCCTTTGATTATGGCCATTGGGTCACCGTTTGCATATCGAGCAATCGTTTTGAATTTACTCTCATCACCTATCAATGCACAGCCATCATAAAAATACATATTCATTGGTGTGCCATTCCATACTACGGGTGCAACTGTACCATATGACCTACGAATATCTGCATTAGGTCTCTTTATATATTGAACAGCTCTAACATCATCTATGATATCAAGGTACCATTGGTCTGCCCAATATGCACCCATACAAATACCAAGATAATGACCACCATTCTCAATATACTCTGCTATTCTATTTCCCGTTCTTCTGCTAAAGAATCTATACATCGAATTAGAATCGCCGATGCCGCCAGGGAAAATAATAAGGCTAATATCGCTAAAAAAATTAGTGTTAAGTATGTCATCTTCTGAGAACAACCTTATATTGTAATTACTAGACAATACATTTATAATAGCATTACAACATTCCTGAGAACATTCAGGATGGTGCATAAACAAAGCAACTGTTGGTTTCATTACTTAATCAAATTTTACTTCATACATAAATGTATCTGTATCTCCTAATGCCCATTTTGATTCTGTTTCAACCGACCATCGTTTAGTTGCAACTTTAAAATCAGGCACTTTTAATTCTTTTGGATTACTACTCGGCTCCAATACTAACATACGATTGTTTGGCTGTGCGGCAAACTGACCGTTGTCTAGTTTAACAAAGTTATATGATTTGTGGTCGGTCACATCTTCACTAAATCCCGTGTCTATGATATTGAAATCAGGATGTGCCGAATCAACTGTAAACATATATTCACCAAATGCCCAATCACCATTTTTCATTTTAATCTGACACTTCATAGATTGCAATTGAGCTTTCTTTATGACTGTAATATCATATGATAAACAATCCCACAATTGCAAACTATCTAATGAATATGGTTCACCTTCAATAGGTTTCCAACAAAATGCGTGTAACGGTAATTTATCATATAATGCACCATATTCATTCAAATAGGCCTCGATACGAAATGCCTGACCTCTTAATGATTTGATACTAATCCACCAACAAGGCACAAATTCTCCATGACCCTTTTCAAAGTCATAGAGAAACTCTTTGCGAATGTAACAATTTACTGGTGGTAAATTTGCAACAATATGTGCCATTAAAATGCTACCGATGAACCACAACCACAAGTTGATTTAACCTCAGGATTAGTTATGACAAATTGTGAATTGAATTTTTCATCTTTGTAATCTAAAGTAGCTCCCATTAAATATTGTGCTGACATTGAATCAACAAACACTTTAATGAAATCTTTTTCAATCACAAAATCATCTTCTTCTTGTTTGTCATCAAAGGTAAATTCATATTGAAAACCTGAACACCCACCGCCTCTTACTGACATTCTTAATGCCAAATTATCGTTATCTTTTTCTTCAACAATTAAATCTCTAATTTTATTGAAAGCACTATCTGTTACAGTAATCATTTTATACCTTACATAAACATTTAAGTTCGTAATCTTTTATTGCTGCCTTAATAGCATCTTCCGCAAGGATACTACAATGGATTTTAACCGGCGGGAGACTGAGCTCCTCTGCAATTTCAGCATTCTTAATTGATCCAGCTTGCTCCAGCGTTTTACCCTTGACCCATTCTGTGACGAGCGAACTACTCGCAATCGCCGACCCACACCCATATGTTTTGAATTTTGCATCTGTAATAATTCCATCTTTGACTTTAATTTGGAGTTTCATTACATCGCCACAAGCAGGTGCCCCCACCATACCTGTGCCAACATTTTCATCAGTAGAATCCATTTTACCAACGTTGCGTGGATTTTCGTAATGGTTTAATACTTTATCTGAATATGCCATTTAACCTTCACAAGCCAAGCACTCGTTACCTTGTGCGATTGCGGACATATCTAACTCTTTGATAACTTCTCTTTCAATACGCTTAGAGACCTTATCAGCCTTAGCCAATTTCTCTGAACGGCAATAGTATAGTGTTTTCAATCCTTTTTTCCATGCCAAGAAATGGCAGGCGTGTAGGTATTTGATATGCACATCAGGCCTAAAGAATAGATTTAATGATTGTGCTTGGTCAATATACACCTGTCTATCGGATGCGTGTTCAATAACCCAGCGTTGGTCAATTTCCATTCCAGTTTTAAACACATCTTTCTGTATATCATCTAAAATAGATAAATGTTGGCATGAACCATCATTAGCAATAATAGATGACCATGTATCTTGCATTTGTTCTTCTGTAAGACCTTTTGCTCTTAAAATAGCATCAAGGAATTTATTCTTGTTTAGATAAGATCCTGATAAGGTATCTTGTCTGTAAGCATTAGCACGATATGGCTCAATAGAAGGACTGGTGTTACCCATAAGAATAGAACTGGAAGCATTTGGGGCCACAGCCATAACGTGAGCGAAG